CGCGAACAGGCGGTCATGAGCGAGCTGGAGCAATTTGCCGCCCAGCATCCGCGCTTTGACGAGCTTTCTGACAGCATCGCGCAGATGCTGGAAACAGGTTTTGCGACCGATCTTGCGGACGCATACGAAAAAGCTGACCGGCTAAACCCGGCAGTTTCGCAGCCCGAGGCTGCACAATCGGGACCGGCTCAAACCCGGCAACCCAAATCCGTGACAGGCGCACCAAGTCCGGGCTCAAACCCCGCGAACCGGCAGCCGTCCAAATCCCGCACCGAAGCCTTGCAACGCGCCATGCAGCGCGCCGGCTTCTGAACTTCTACTGATGGAGCTGCCAAATGGCACTTAATACCAACGAGCGTTTGCAAGAAGCGCTTTCGCTGGCCATCGAGGACCGTTCGACGGGCTACCAGGACCTGGTGAGCAACGCGAACGCCCTGCTGGCTGTCATGAAATCGAAAGGCATGTGGAAGCCCTTTGAAGGCCCGACGATCCGCGAACGTCTGCTGTATAACGAAAGCGACACATACACGCGCTATTCGGGGTATCAATTCCTGAACCCGAAGCCGGCCGAACTGGTCAACGACGCCGAGTTCACGCCGAAGATGGCGGCGGTGTCGGTCGTGCTGTCGATGGAAGACATTCTTCAAAACAGCGGATCGACGGCGCAGCTCATGTCGATCATGGATCTGCACCTTGAGGCGGCCGAAACTGAACTCGAAGACCGGTTTGTCGAAGACCTGCACTCGAACGGCACCGCGGACGGCGGCCGGCAGATTGGTGGCTTGCAGCTTGCAATCCCGACCGATCCGACGACCGGCACCTACGGCGGCATCAGTCGTGCGGACAACGCCATCTGGCGTCCGACCGCATACGACGCCGACACCTATTCGTGGGATCAAACCACGGAAACTCAGGTCAATTCGAGCGGCGTCAAGGCGATGTTCAACCAGATTGTCATCGAGCGCTCGCGCGGCCGCACCGGCCCTGACCTGATCCTGTCGTCGCAGGAGCATTACGGCGCCTACATGGCGGCAACCGAAAGCATCCAGCGGATTACCGATGGCGGCAAGGTTGCGAAGCTGGGCTTCCCGTCGCTCAAATTCTACGGCGCCGGCAAGTCGATGGATATTGTTCTGGAAGGCGGGATTGGCTCGGCCATGCCGTCCGACACGACGTACTTCATCGCGACGGATCACATCTGCTTCCGCTACCACAAAGACCGGAACTTCTCGAAGTTTGGCGGCAAGCAAACGCCTGTTAACCAGGATGCAGTCGTGCAGCATATCGGCTTTTACGGCGAACTGACGCTGCGAAACCCGATCCACATGGCGAAACTCTACGACAGCGACACCGCGTCGTGATCAGCCCACAGGAGAACTGAGATGACCATCGGTCAGAACGCAATTGGCGTGGATGTTGATGCCACGCTGTCACTCGGAACGGCGGTCAACGTCTATCCTGAGTGGGAACTTGGCACGCGCGTCATGGGCGCAGGTGGCCGGGAATACGTCTACGTGCAGGCGGACGGTGCCATCAGCGCGAATGACGTGGTGATCCTGACGGAAGCCTTCCAGGCTGAACAGATCGACACCACGAACAGCGCAGGCGCGATTGGCGACAAGGTGGCGGTTGCACCCGTTGACTTTGCCGATGACGCCTACGGCTGGGTGCAAATTTACGGCGCCTGCACGATCAACGTGGCAACATCGGCGGCCGCCAACACGAAGCTCAACACGACCGGGACCGCGGGGCGTGTGGACGACGACGCGACGTCTGGGGCTGAAACAATCCTCGGCCTTGTGACGACGGCTGCCGAAAGCAGCAACGAAGCGGCCGGGATGCTGAACTATCCCATCATTGACGCAACGCTCTAAGCGTCATGGGCGGGGCTGTAACGGCCCTGCCCTTTTTGCATTTTTCTCAGACAGGTACAGACATGGAAAACCCCGACATGCAGCTGGGCGTGGAATTTATCGTCCGCGCCGTCCAGAACCCTCGCAAAACCAAAGAAGCCGGGCGTCCGATTTTTGACGACCGCGAATATGTCCGCATTCGCTTTCCGGCGGACAACAAGCGCGAGCTGGTCGCGCCGGCGCACGAAAAGCACTACGTCGCGCACGCCAAGACGCAGATGACCTACGCGCAGCGGTTTCAAGGCGCCTACAAGGCTTTCAAGGACAACCGCGACATGGAATTTGTCGAAGGAACGCCGCTGGCCGAACTGACTGTGTTGACCGAAGCCAAGCGAGCCGAACTGCGCGCACAGAACGTCAAGACGGTTGAACAGCTTGCGGGCCTGCCAGATCCGGCCATGAAACGACTTGGCATGGGCGCGCGTGATCTGGTCAAGGCCGCGCAGACTTACTTGGAAAAGGCCGAAGGCATGTCCGAAGTCGCGGCGCTGAAAGCGCGGATCGCGGAGTTGGAAGCCGCATCGCAGCCTGCGGCGGAAGAACCGTCGCCGCTGTTCGATGAGTTTGACGGCATGACCGACGACGATCTGAAAAATATGATCCGCGACGCCGGCGGCCAAGTCCCGAAAGGCCGGGCTGGGCGCAATACGTTGATCAAGGTGCTGCGCGACATCGCGGATCAAAAGGAAGGTGAGGCTGCCTGATGGCTCGCACGGCGCTACAGATCACGCAAGACGCGGCGGTCCGGCTCGGATTGGAAGTCCCGTCGATCCTGTTCGCGTCAACTGACCGGACGGACGTGGAACTGCGCCGTGCGCTTATCGAAGCGTCTGACAAGATTTTGCACGCTCACGACTGGCAGCGGCTTCTGACCCTCGAAACACATACCGGAGACGGCAGTACGACCGATTACGCGCTGCCCTCCGATTACTTGCGCATGCCAAAGGATGGCCAAGTCTGGTCTACGAAATGGGAAAGTCCGCTTGAGCACATCACGCCCGAGGATTGGCTAAACCTCGATATTCGGGATTATGAGATCGTCTATGGCACCTGGACGATCTATGGCGGAAACTTTGTCCACAAGCCGCCGCTCGACACCGACGAAACGGCTAAATTCTGGTACGTGTCCGAAAACGTCGTGCTGTCGGCCGATGGCGCCGGAAAGGCCGACTTTTCCGCCGATGACGATACGTTCAAGCTGGACGACCGGGTGCTTGAACTGACTTTGATTGCGCAGTGGCGAAAGATCAAATCGCTGGACTACGGCGAAGAAATGATCGACGCGGAAATGGCGCTTGCCCGGGCCATTGAGCGGGACCGCGGTGCGCGGATGATTACACAGGCCAGCCGCCCGAATTACCGCGTGAAGACGGCCTACCCGTGGCGGATTACGCCGACATGAGGCGGCCAACGCGCAATCAGCAAGGCGCAGGCGCCAGCGTAACGGCTCCAACCGCCGGGCTTGTGACGGCGCAGCCCGTCGCAGCGCCCAACCCGCTGACGGCCGAACGTCTCGAAAACTTCTTGCCAACATCGCGCGGCATCAAGGTCCGAGGCGGCATTAGCCGCGCGGCGTTCGTCACGGACCCGGTGACAACGCTGTTTTCTTACGTGGACGTAACGCCTGCATTCTTCGCAACAACGGCTGATGCGGTTTACGATGTGACAGCGTTCAATGCGACGACCGCACCCGCACCGTCAATTTCCGGGATGACAAGCGGGAATTGGTCGTCGCAGCAAATTGGAACGTCTGGCGGTGAATTTCTGGTCATTGCCAACGGCGCTGATTTTGTGCAGGTGTTCGACGGCACCAGTTGGAACCCGCTTGCCGATGAGGCCGTGCGTGACCTGGATTATAACGCGCTGACGGCAGATTTCACGGTCGGCGAGACGGTCACGGGCGGCACGTCAGGTGCATCGGCCACGATTCTCGGCGTGGTGCGGACCAGCGGCACGGCAGGAACGCTGAAGATCGGCACCGTGAGCAGCGGACCGTTCCAGGACGGTGAGACCATTACCAGTGCGGCAGGATCGGCAACGGCCGACGGCGCGGATGCAGTGGCATCGGCGTTCACGGTATCTGGCGTGACGACCAGCGACTTGAGCCATGTGTTTTTGTTCAAAAACCGGCTGTTTTTCCTGCAATCAGACACGTTGACGGCTTGGTACGCGCCAAGCGGTTCTATTGGCGGAACGTATGCCGATCTTAGCCTTGCGGGCATTTTCAAGCGCGGCGGGTCTCTGCTAACCGGGGCAAGTTGGTCGCTCGATGCGGGCGACGGCCCGGACGATAAATGCGTGTTTATCTCAACCGAGGGCGAGGTTGCGATATATGCCGGCACCGACCCGTCCGACGCATCGCTGTGGGCGCTCGAAGGCCGCTACGATATTGGCAAGCCGCTGGGAAAGCGCGCGTTGATGCAGGTTGGCGGTGATCTCTATGTCGCGACAACCGACGGCATTGTGCCTATCTCAGCCGCTATCCGCAAAGACCCGGCGCAGATCAGCCTGTCGGCTATCACGGCGCCAATTGAAACGCTTTGGGATGAAGAACGCGAGCGCACATCAAGCAACGTTGAATTGGTCAAGTGGACAGATGAAAACCTGCTTTGCGTCGTGCTGCCCAACGCTGACCGGATGCTGACGGCAAATCTGTTGACTGGCGCTTGGGCCGTGCAATCCGGCTGGCGGTCAACGTGTGCGGCTGTGTACGATGGCAGCGTGTATTTGGGCCGCAGTGACGGCCGGGTCTACAAGGCTAACGACACCGGGCAGGACGACGGCGAGCCGTTTGTTGCGCAAGTCTGTTGGCCGTTCCTCGATGGCGGCAACCCTGCGGGCTACAAGCGCGCGCAGATGGCGCGAATCAGCGGTTTTGCCGACACCAGCTTTGCCTTCAAGCTGGAAATGATGTTTGACAATGAAATCGATTTCAGCGCGGCACCCATGTCTATTTCGTCGGTGTCGAGCGGCTTGTTAACTTGGGGCGTGAGCGATTGGGGCGCAGCAGTTTGGGGTCGCAACGTATCGCAGCCGCAGCGGGGCTATTTGTCAAAATGGCGGTCTGTTGCAGGCGCGGGCTACAGCTTCGCGCCGGCGGCGCAGATCACGTCATCGCAGACGGCGCCGTTAGCCGTTGAGTTGACGCGATTTGACTTCATTGTGGAAGGCGGCGGGCGCGTATCGTGAGGCTGCTGTGGGGCGGCGAAGAACACGCCGCACGGTTTGCAGCGCAGAACGGGTTTGCAGATCGAGACTTTGGGCCGTGCCAAGTCCTCTGGGGATTAGTCGATAAGCCGGTTGGCTGCGTTGTGCTGCACGACTGGAACCCGAACGCAGAAACCATTGAGATTTCAGCGTTGTCAAAAGACAAACGCTTTCCTAACCGCGCGGCAACGCGGGCGGTTTGCAACTACGCATTCCGTTTTTGCCAATGCGTTTATGTGCGGACGGACGCAAGGAACCTGGTCGTTCGCAGGTGGGGTCGATCCATCGGTGCGAGCGAGCACATTTTGCCGCGGTTGCGCGGTCGCGGGGCCTCAGAAGCCTTTTTAATCCTCACGAAGGAAGCGTGGCAGTTGTCGCGCTGGATGGAGAAATCATGAGATCACCCAGCCCTCCGAAACCGCCCGATCCGAAAGAAACCGCGTCCGCTCAGACGTCCACGAACGTCCAAACGGCAATTGCCAACGCGGCGCTTGGGCAGGTCAATCAATACACACCCTACGGGTCGCTCGAATACACAAAGCGCATAGGCGACGACGGGCAGCCGATGTTTCAAACCGTCACGGATTCTGACGGCAAGACGCACCAAGTCCCGATGTATGATCAGACCGTCACGCTTTCGCCCGAACAGCAGGCGTTGTTGGACACCGGTCAGGCAACGCAGCAGGAGCTGGCGCAGATTGCGCTGGATCAGTCCGGGCGGATCGGCAGCCTGTTGGGAACGGAAGTTGATGTTTCAAATTTGCCGGCGGGCGGGTCTGCTGCTGGCCTGACGCCGACCAATTTTGTTCAACCGGACAACCTTGACACCAACTTTCAGACGCAGGTGACGCCTTACAACCTTGAAGGGCAGTTTTCGGTGCCTGGCAACGTGCAGCAGTCGCTTGGACCGCGCGGCCAGATTACTGGCGACGTTGGAAGCATCCCCGGCCTGAACACCAACTTCCGAACCAGCGGATCGCGCAGCGCGGGCAACATTCAGCGAAGCGTCAAAGACGTTGGGCAACAAACAGAGTTTGACGACGCAGGCGATGTGCAGCGTGGCGTTGACCGACAGACAGCGCAACGCGATTTTGGAGATGCGGGCGACATTACGCGCACGTATGGCACGGACTTTTCCAAGGATCGGCGCCGGGTTGAGGATGCGCTGTTTTCCAGGCTGAACCCGCAGCTTGACCGGGACCGGGAAGCGCTGCGCACGTCGCTTATCAATCAGGGTGTCCGCGAAGGGTCGCAAGCGTTTGACCGGGCCATGAGCCGGTTCAACGAGCAAAGCAATGACGCGCGCATGCAGACCATTCTGGCTGGCGGCCAGGAGCAGTCGCGCCTTGCCAACCTCGAAGCGCAGCGCGCCGGTTTCGCCAATGCGGCGCAGATGCAGGCATATCAGCAGGCAATGGGTCGCGGGCAGTTTGCCAATCAGGCTGCGCAGCAGCAGCTTGGCATGGATATTGCGGCCGGGCAGTTTGGCAATCAAGCGCAGCAGCAGGCGTTCAATCAAGCGATGGAGCGCGGCGATTTTGCTAACCGCGCGCGGCAGGCTCAGTTTGGGCAAAACCTTGCGGCCGGGCAGTTCGCCAATGCGGCGCAAGCGCAGGCGGCGCAGCAAGGCATTCAGAACAGCCAGCTTGCGATCCAAGCGCAGCGGGCCGCGAATGAGGCCGCGCAAGCTCAGTTTGGCATGCAGTTGGGCGCAGCGCAATTTGCGAACACTGCTCAGCAACAGGCTTTCAATCAAGACCTGACAGCCGGACAGTTCGCGAACCAAGCCCAGCAGCAGGCGTTTAATCAGGACGTCACTGGCGCAGATTTTGCCAATCGAGCGCAGCAGCAAGCTTTCAATCAAGACCTGACATCAGGGCAGTTTGGCAATCAGGCGCAGCAGCAAGCGTTCAACCAAGCATTGGCGGGCGCGCAGTTTGGCAATCAGGCGGCGCAAAACCAGTTTGGCATGGACATGCAGTCTGCCAATTTCGGGAACACAGCCTTGGCGGCGCAGAACGATGCGCGCATGGCTGCGGCGCAGGCTCAAAACCAAGCGCAGATGAACCAGTTCAACACCGAACTGGCGGCGCAGCAGTATGCCGACACGAACCGGCAGAATGCGCTTGGCGAGGTCTTCGGGCTTCGCAATCAGCCCATCAACGAAATTTCGGCATTGATGGGCGGGGCGCAGGTGACGCAGCCGAATTTCGGCAGCGCAAACGCGCCGCAGGTTCCAGGCGTCGATTTTGCTGGCTTGACGATGGACAATTACAACCAGCGCTTGAACGCTTGGCTGCAACAGACGGCGCAACAACAGAGCCTGATGGGTGGCATTTTGGGTCTAGGCGGCAACCTTGGCGCCGCGGCAATCATGTCAGACCGTTGGTGAAGACGGACGCGCGCCGCATCGGTCAATATGGCCGCCTGCCGGTCTGGCGGTTCAAGTATCGTGGCCACGATCAAGAGCATGTCGGCTTTATGGCTGACGAGGTTATGCAGGTTGATCCGGGGGCAATCGTGTTCCTCGACGGCGGCATCATGGCCGTTGACTACGACAAGGAGATGGAGGCTGCGTAATGTTCGGAGCGTATGACATACCCGAAGGCGGCATGACGCCGGAGCAGATCGAGCGCCGGCAGAAGATTGCGGCAGCGATGATGAGCCGGACGGGCGCGCCGCGCAACGTGGGGGAGGGTCTGGACGCAGCGTCCCGGTCGATCCTCGGCGCGCTGATGATGCGCCGGGCCGAAAAGATGGGCGCCGAGCAACAGGCATCGCAGGCCGTGGAGGACAGTTTCGGGGGCATGCCCCCGGCTGACGGGGATGCGCTGTTCGCCGACATTCTCGGCGGCGGCGGCGGTGGCAGCGCGGGCAGCGTTGTCGGGTCGTCCGGGCCGCTGGTTTTCGAGCCGGAAGACATGCCCGGGCAGACCAGCAACCCGGCCGACGCGCTGGCGATGGGCGGTGGCCCGACGTCCGCGGCGGCGGCGTCCTACATCTCGCCCGGCGAGGCATCGGCGGCCATGCAGGCCGGGGCCGAGCGCACGGGGATTATGGGGCCGACACGCGCGGCCGAACAAGAACTGCGCCGGCGTCCGCGCCCGCAGCGGCTGCCGACGTTCGGCTTTGGAGGCTGACCCATGCTTTACGGCATTCCGCGTGATGACATGCGCCCCAAAGGTGTTCGGTTCGCGCCGATCCTCGATGCACTGATGCAGCAGCAATCAAAGCGGGCGGAAACGGCCCCGGCTGTGGCGCGTGTCGCGTCCGCGATGTTGGGCCAAGGGCAGCCGCAAGGTAGTGGCAATCCGCTCGTGGCGGGCATCCAGTCCACTGCGGACGCGCTGGGCATTGACCCGCTGGACTTGGCAACGGCCATTTCCTACGAAACCGCAGGCACGTTCGACCCCACGAAGGCAGGGCCGACGACGCAATGGGGTCGTCACCGCGGGCTGATCCAGTTTGGCGAACCGCAGGCGCGGCAGTATGGCGTCGACTGGAACGACCCGCTGGGCTCGCAGCTTGGGCCTGACGGCGCGGTCGCCAAGTATCTGCGCGACACCGGCGTTCAGCCCGGGATGGGGCTGCTGGACATCTACAGCGCGATCAACGCCGGCGGCGTGGGCCGCTACGACCGCAGCGATGCCAACAACGGCGGCGCCCCCGGCACGGTGCGCGACAAGGTGGAAAACCAGATGGCGGGACATCGGCGCAACGCAATGAAATTGCTGGGCGGTCAGTCCGGCTTCATCTCGACCAGCGGCGTGGCAACCGACATCCAACGCTTTCGCCCGCGCGCAACCCGGTTTGAAGTTGATCCCGGTGCGCCGGTCACGCGGCAGCGCCTAGCCGAAATGGACATGGAAGTCGCTCGGCAGTATGGCCCCGGCGCCACTGTGCGGATCGACCGCCAGGGGCAGATGCAGGTCATGCCGGCCGGCGGCCAGCCTGTCGTGTCGTCGCAAGGCGCGGCGCCCGGCCAAGGCGCATCGCAGCCCGATCCAGTGCAGGCATGGGCGGATCGCAACCTGATCCCACTGTCGGACGACATGATCCCGCGCGCCTCGTCGCAGGAGATCATCTCGCGGCTGCAGGAGGCGCAGCGGCGCGGCCTGCGCCTGAGCGACCGGGCCCGGAACGAAATCCAGCGGCAGTTGCAGCTCGCGCAGATGTATGAGCAACCCAACGGCGAGATCATGCTGCGGAAGTATTACACCGAAATGCTGGGCTATCAGCCGCAGCAGCCGCAGCAGCGCCTTGACCGCGACAGCCAGTTTATTGAAGGCGTGGGCATCGTCGACATGGATACTGGCGAGGTTATCAAGCCGATCAATGCGCAGCCTGATACGGGGTACCGGATGATGACGCCGGATGAAGTAGCGCAGGTGCCGCAGCTTGACCCGCAACGGGCTTACCAGGTCGGGCCCGACGGAAAGATCACGGCGGTGGGCGGAAGCGGGCAGACGATCAACGTCAATGCCGGCGGCCCCGCAGCGGAACCGCTTGGCACGAAAGGCCAGATCCTTGTAACTGATCCCTCGGACCCGTCAGGATACCGGATTGAAATTGCGCCTAACAGCGAATTGGCTTTGGAAGAGGAAGCGCGCAAGACTGCCGAACAGGCAAAGGATGAAGGCCGGGTGCGCCAAGCGGACATCATCCTTGAGGACATCGGCCGCATTCGGGATATGCTGACAGGTGGGCGCAACCAGCCCATCACGGGGACGGCCGGCGCCTTGGCATCGAACATCCCCGGCACGGAGGCAAGAGACGCCCGCGAGCTTGCCAAGACGATCGGGGCGAACATCGGCTTTGACCGGCTGGCGCAGATGCGCGCCGAAAGCCCGACAGGCGGCGCTCTTGGCAACGTCACGGTTCAGGAAATTCAGCGCCTTGAGGCCGTTCTCGGCAATATCGAATTCTCGCAGTCGAAGGAGCAGCTCTTGCAGAACCTTGACCGGCTTGAGGCGCTCTATACCGATATGACAAACAAAATTCGGCGCACGGGGGACGGAACGTTCATGCCCCGTGAAGACGCGCCCGCTGCTGAAACGCCCGAGGGGCCTGACGGCACTCTAAGCGATGAGCAGCTTTTGCGGAAATATGGGTATATCGACTGATGGCGACCTTCGAGGAAATCATGGAAGCCGCCCGCAAGGCGGATGCGGCGGGTGATGCAGATGGCGCGCGCCGACTGATTGAAATGGCGCGCGCTAAACGGGCGCAAGAGACTGCATACAATTCGCCGGAAGCGCAGGCTGAGCGCGAGCGGCTTATCGCGCTGGCTGAAGCGCGCCAGCAATTCAGCGAAACGGGCAACGCGCCCGTGGTCGATGGCTTTGTGTTTGATCCGCGCCGTGGCGATTACGTGTCGCGCGATGCGATGGACCAAAACGCGGCAGAAAGCATGACGCGCACGAGCGCCGTCGGTTTCGGCGGCATGCAGGGCGCGGCCTACAATTGGGCAGATGAACTTGCCGGATCTGCGGGCCGTGTCGAAGGCTTGTTTCGCGAAGGCACGCCGCAGCAATTCGCGGACCTGCGCCGCGAGCAATTCCGCGCGCTGGATCGTGCCGCGTCAGACCAAACCCCGGTTGCGCGCGGTGTTGCCGAGATCGCTGGAAACGTCGGCACGGCGGCCGCCACGCTGCCCTACGCAGTGGGGAACACGATCTGGACCACAGCGGCGCGTGGCGCTGTCCTGGGCGCTGCTGAGGGCACGGTTTACGGCGCTGGCTCTGGTGAGGGCTTGGCGGATCGAGGCGAGCAGGCGGCGCGCTATGGCGCGTTGGGCGGCGTTTTGGGCGGCACGCTGCCATTCGTTGTCTCTGGCATCGCAAACACCGGCCGCGCGCTGCGCGATGCTGCGGGTGGCGCTCTTGGCATCGGGAGCGTGGGGCGTGGGAACCGGGCCGTTGAGCAAACGATGCGCGCTGCGGAGAAAACGCCCGACGACGTCGCGCAGGCTGTCAGCCGCGCTGCGGCCGCGGGGCAGCCGGAATATCGGGTCATGGACGCGCTCGGGCAAGCCGGCCAGCGCCGGGCCTCGGGCGTCGTGCGCAGTGGCGGGCCATCGGCCGAGGAACTGGCCGAGTTCCTGCAGCGCCGGCAGGTCGACGTCGTAGACCGGCTCAAAGGCTATGTTGACGAAGGGTTCGGCATGCAGGGGCAGACCCGTGTCGCCACGGAGCAGGCCGTCAAGGACAACCGCAAGGCTGTCGCCGATGCGCTTTACGGGGCAGCGCGCCGCGAGGCCCCGCCGGTCGACGTGCGCGGCACCGTTTCGATGCTCGACGACACCATTGAGCAGATGAGCGGCAGCGGCATCCGTCCACCTGACGTCGTGCGCGAATTCCAGCGCTTGCGGTCGCAGCTTGCCGGCACGACGCCTGACGGCAACCCGAGCACGCTTTCGGACTTTGCCAGTTTGGAGGCTATCGAGCGGCAGGTGCGCAACCGGATTGACGAGGCGTACCGCAGCGGGAAAGGCCATATCGGCGAGGCGTTAAAGCCGATCCAGCAGAGCCTGCGCGCCGAACTCGAAAGCGCGTCAGACTTGGTTGTCAGCGCTAACGACCTTTACAGCCAAGGGCAGCGCGTGATCGACGCATTCGACACTGGCGCGAAAGCCGCGACGCGAGGGCGGGCTGATGACAATGTTGCCGCCTTCCGTGCCATGACCCCGCAGCAGCAGCGCGCGGCGCGGATAGGATATGGCGACGCCCTTGAGCAGCGCATTGAAGGCATTGCGGCGGAAGCGCCGAACGCATCGCGGCATATGGCCAGCTCCAAGCGGCAAACCGAAGCCGCCGCGATGACGCTCGACCCGCAGCTTTACGCTGAACGCCTGGCCCGTGAAGGCGATATGTATAAGACATTCACCCGGGCGCTTGGCGGGTCAAAAACCGCTGACAATCTTGAGGACATTGCTGACGTAGGGGCTTTGGCGGACCTCGGGCGCGCGGCGCGTGACGCCTCTGCGGCTAATGTCGGCAGCGCGGCTGGAAACGTGCTCGCCGCCTGGGGGCGCGTGGCGACGGGCAACAACGCAGCCACGCGGCAGCGCATCGCAGAAATCCTTATGTCGCAAGACCCGCGTCCATTCATGGACGAAATCGCCAGGCAGTCGCAGTCCTCGCAACGGTTCCGCCGCATCATGGATGCGCTGGGTCGCAATTCAATGCGCGAACCACTGGCACCAATGGTGCCGTTTTAAATCAGCAACGCGCCAAAGAACACGGCGGCCATCGGCAAGCCAACGGCAATCCACGTCATGCCATCGGCTTTCCAAGGCGTCTTGTGATCTCGTTCTGATTTAATGATTTGCCAGCAACCCCACGCAAAACCTGCGCTCATTGCGTTGGCGACCAACACCATTCCTAACAGCGTGACGGGGTGTAGCTGATCTTCCATCCCTTAAAGCTGCCTTCGCCTTTCGCCTTTTTCAAGGAGAACAAACCATGCCCAGAAATGGAGCCGGGACGTACTCGCTGCCAAGCAGCTATCTTGCGGTGAACGCTACGACCGCAACCGTCGATCAGCACAACGAACCGCTTGAAGACCTGCAAACCGACGCCAACGCCGCGCGGCCGATTGCTGCGGGCGGCACCGGCGCGACTTCTGCGTCCGGCGCGCGCACGGCGCTGGGGCTGGAAATCGGCGCCGATGTGCAGGCGTACGATGCGAACCTGCCGACTTGGCCGGCGTCGGTCAGCGCCACGGAAGTTGGCTATCTGAACGGCGTTGAAGGCCCTATTCAAACGCAAATTGAGGTTGCTACACTCAATGCGCAAACCGGAACGGCTTACACGCTGGCGATTGGTGATCGAGGCCAGCCGGTTACGATGGACAACGCCAGCGCTAACACAGTGACAATTCCGACAAACGCCAGCGTTGCGTTTGATGTGGGCAGCGTTGTCACAGTCATTCAGATCGGCGCGGGGCTGACGACCGTGGAAGGCGACACCGGCGTCACCGTAAACGGCACGTCGGGCGGTTCCGTGGACACGCAAGGGCAATACTCGGCGTTGTCTTTGGTCAAGGTGGCAACCGATACCTGGATCGCTTTGGGGGCTGCCTGATGTTTCGGCCGTTTCTTCCGGGAATCGTGAGCCAACAGGGCTTGGAATATATTGGTTCGGTTACAAAAGCAGCCGACGACGTGGGGGATTTTAATACCCCAGCAGAAGCGATTGACGTTTTGAGCGTTGCGTCAGTCAATGACTTGGTTGTCATTGCGTTTTCTTTCGATGACAGTGGCAGGCCGTCTTTCACGTGGTCAGGCATGGACTTCACAGAAATATATTACAGCGGCACCGGAGAAAACACGGGATATTACGTAGGCTATCACAAAGTCCAGTCTGGTGACGCTAATCCGTATATTGGGGACATTGGATCGTTTAATTTTTACGGTTTGAGTATAGTTGCCGCGGTTTTTTCTGGAAGATCAACCTTGAAAGGTAGCGCAAGCGCGACAGGCACCGGAGCCAACGCAGATCCGCCAAACCTGACGCAAAGCGGGTCTTTGTGGGTTGCGACAGCTCACGCTGATGGCGTGGACACTTCAGCATCCGCGCCGCCGTCTGGTTTTACAATGGCGGGAACAGTTGGAGCAAATCACGTAGGTGATAGATCAATGACTGCGATTGCTTACAAAATTGAAAACCAATCATCGGACAATCCGGACACATTTACTCATGACATCGCAGCTAATTGGTTCGCGTCAACTTTAGCTTTTTGAGGCTACGCAAGTGACAGATAATCATTTTTCTACGACCAGCCGGGGCGACCGGAACAGCGGGGCCTATCGCTACAAAGTCGCGTGGAAAACGCTCAAGGGGTCGGACGCGATTGCGATGGGCGTGCCTGAGTGCCGTTGAGAACCGCCGGGAAAGGGGGCGCTATGCCCGAAAACTCAGTCCGCCATCACGTCACGGCGGCGGCGCGAGACATTGCCGTTCTTGGCTCAGTCATGGGCGCTTTCGCCGCAATTATGATAGCCTTCACGCGCCCGTATTGGGAACCGTTCGCGCAACTCCCTGCCGACGTCGCAAGGATACAGGAACAGATTGTCGGGATACAAGCGCGGCTGTCTGACGGGCTATCGCCCAAGATTGTTTCGTTTCATTCCGCCTTGCCGGTGATTGAGAAAGTGAAGCAGGGCGAGACGCTGCCGATCCTGTTTTTCTTGCGGCGAAACGCAAGCTGTCAGACCGAAGTGCAGCCCAGCTTTTACAACATTGATCGAAACTACCGAACAAGCGGCGAGCCATACTTGGCGCAGCGTGCGCCGGTGACGGAACAAAGCATCCTTTTCCAAGTGCGGGTGCCGATCCCCGAGGATTTGCCGCCGGCGCGATACGTCTACACCGCCGAGTTGGTGCCGATTGACTGCGGCGTTTACGGGCCGATGCAGGCGATGCCTAGCCAACCGTTTGACGTTGTAGCCAAGTGATGCTGGACCTCCTTCCGCATGCTTGGGAGCGCTGGCTCAGCCGCTGGTGTAGCCCTGTGTCGCGGTGGGTCAGCATAGCGGCGGGCGGCGAGGCGATGCCCGTGTGCGCGCAGGTAGGCGAGCCGTGGCGCTCTATCATCGGGCGGCGGCATTGCGAGCGGTCGCGGGCTGAATGGATCACGGATTAACCGCAAGCGCCGTTGTGGATCATGAAAACCACATTACCACCACCCGAAAGGCAAAGCCAATGAAGATAGTTCAAAACTGGAACGCTATAGCGAAGCGGTCGCACTCTATGTGGTCGATGTATCTCGGCATTCTGGCGCTCTGGATGCCGGATATCATTTATCTCCTGGCCGATTACGACACGTCGCCGCGCGTGTGGTTTGTCGTCGCCAACCTGTTCTTCGCCTACGGCATTCTCGGGCGCATCGTGGATCAGGGGATGGACCGATGAAGGGCGCGGTCCTTGGGGTTGCGGTAGTCGGCGCAATCGCCGCTGCCGTGTTCTGGACGGGCCAGCCGGTGCCGCCGGGCGATACTGCGCCGATAGAGCGTAACGAGCTTGCCGCGCCTTCCGTGACGCCCGCCGCTGCGACAATGGCCTATGCCGTGCCGCTGGTGGCCAAGTGGGAAGGGCTGCGGACGGAAGCCTACCGCGACCCGGTCGGAATCTGGACGGTCTGCTACGGCGAGACGCGCGGCGTTGAGCGCGGTGACAGCTACACCGAACAAGAGTGCGCGGCGATGCTGGCACGGCGCCTGCACGACTACCGGGACGGCGTGCGCCGGTATTTCACGGCAGACACCAAAGCCAACCGCCTGCCGCCTACGCGTGACGCAGCTTTTACCAGCTTTGCCTACAACGTCGGCATCGCCGGGGCCGGAGGCAGTACGGCAACCAAGCGGCTCAATGCTGGCAACGTGAACGGCGCGTGTGAAGCGCTGACATGGTGGAATAAAGCCGGTCAGAGGGTCTTGCGTGGGCTGGTCAATCGTCGGGCTGAGGAAAAGGCACTTTGCCTGCGTGGGGCGGCATGATCTGGGCCAACATCTTCGGTGCCGTGCCCAGATGGCTCAAGGCGGCTCTGGCTGGCGTGCTGGGGGCCGTCCTGATGTTCGGGGCCGGGTATCTCGTCGGAAGCCGGGAAGCCGCTCAGCGGGCGGACTTAGAGGCCGCGCAGGACCGGGAAGCAACAGACAGGAGTATCGACGATGCGGACGTGTCTAGCGGTGACGCTGATGATGATCGTGGCTGGCTGTTCGAGCGTGGCCGTTGAGCCTATCTGCGCCCGGTCGGAAAAGCCTCGGACGGCTCACGCAGCGGCACTGGCCGAGGATGGTGGCCCGCGTTCTGTCAGCACCGGGCGCACGCTGATCGCGATCATCGACGCGGGGTGCGGCAACTAAGCAGCTTTCGGCCACTCCGGCGGGCGGACCGGACCGCTCGTCGGGCTGGGCCGCAGTTTGCGCGACCGGGGCAACCTCGAACACCCAGCCATCGCGCTCTAGGCGCACCGTGACGCGCTCCTCCCGCGCCACACGCGCCGCCTCGCGCAGCGCCTCGGGGCTGGGGCGGCGGGTCATGGCTGGCAGTGCTTCGTGTTCAGCTTCAAGTCGCCGCAGAGCGGGCATTGCAGTAG